CAAACTAGTTGGTACACAATTAAGAAGAATGACTGCTCAAGAAATTAGAGCAAGATCAAAGAAGAATCCTAATCGTAGAATGGGATTTCGTAGAGCAAAAACAAAGTCTGCGCAAAGACTTAGAAGATGGAAACAAAGTAATGCGCGCAGAGAGGGATGGGGTTAAAGGATAACTATAATGAAGCTAATTACAGAAACATTAGACGAAGTAAAATATCTTACTGAAGAAAGTAATGGTGTAAAAAACCTTTACATTCAAGGTCCATTCCTTGTTGCTGAGGCAAAAAATCGCAACGGAAGAATTTACGAAGCTCATATTATGAAGCGCGAAGTCGGTCGTTATAATGAAGAGTATGTTGACAAAAACCGCGCATTTGGTGAATTGGGACATCCAGACGGTCCATCTATTAACCTAGATAGAGTGTCACATTTAATTACAAACCTTACACAAGAAGGAAATGTCTGGATTGGTAAGGCAAAGATTTTAGAAACACCAATGGGTAAGATTGCCAAAAGCCTTATTGAAGGCGGCGGTTCTGTTGGTGTTTCATCAAGAGGCATGGGCTCTCTTGTAAATAAGAATGGTGTTAATTACGTTCAACCAGATTTTTATCTAGCCACAGCGGCAGATATTGTAGCTGACCCTTCGGCTCCAGGTGCTTTTGTTAATGGTATTATGGAAAACAAAGAGTGGGTGTGGGATAATGGTCTAATCAAAGAAGCAGAAATTGCTTCAATGAAGCAAGCTATTATTCGTGCAAAACAAAACCAGTTGGAAGAAATTAAGCTACGTCAGTTTGAGAGCTTTCTCTCAAAATTATAATTTTATAAATAAGATACAATCATAGGAGTTTACTCATGACAGTTCGTACACTAGCAGAAGCTGCCGCTGAAGTTCTAGCAAGATCAAAGAGCTCATCGCCAGCTGAACCAATGAAGAATTTACAGGGCGCAAATTTTGTCGACCTTGGTGGTTCAACATTAAAAGACCCAAATGGCAATTCAGATTATGGTGCAAAAGCTGCAGCACTAGTCGGTAAGGCAACTGCTCCAGGCAAGCCAGCACCAGTTGGTCAGGAAGGAATGAAGAAGCTTTCTCCACAACCACAAAATGCTGTTAAAGCATTAGTTGAGCCGGAAGATCTTCAGGGCAATACAGAACGTCCATTAATGTCACCAAATATTCACGGCAAATCAATTGCTGAAGAAGAATATGTTGATGAAGAAGATGTTCTTGCTGAAGATGATTCAGATGACGTCGAAGATGTAGAAGACGTTTCTGATGAAGATGATTCAGAAGAGCAGGAAGAGCTTTCAGAAGAAGAACTTGCTGAAATCCGTGAGGCTAAGTATGCTCTTGTAAGAGAGAAGATGAGCCAGATGGGCGTTCAGGAAGATATCAATGCTCTCTTCAACGGCGAAGAATTATCTGAAGAGTTCCGCACAAAAGCTACAACAATCTTTGAAGGCGCAGTTATTGCTCGCGCTGTAACTGTTGTTGAAGAACTAGAAAAGGATATTCTAGAAGCTGCAGAACAGTCAGTAGAAGTAATCAAGCAAGAGCTAGAAGAGCAGGTTGATTCCTACCTCAACTATATGGTTGAGCAGTGGGTACAAGACAACGAAGTTGCAATTAGCTCTGGTCTCAAGAATGAAATTACAGAAGAATTCATTGACGGTCTAAAGAATTTATTTGCTGAACATTACATTAATGTTCCAGATGAACAAGTAGACGTAATGGAAGAAATGGCTGCAGAGATTGCTGCCCTAAATGACAAGCTAAATGAAGCCATCAATGACAACATTGAGCTTGCCCAGGCAGTTACAGAAGCAGCTAAGTCTGAAATCGTATCATCAGTTTGCGAGGGTCTCACCGCCACTCAAGCTGAAAAAGTAAAGACACTCGCAGAGGGTGTAGAGTTCACCACAGAGGGTGAATATGTTGAGAAGGTCAAGATTATCCGCGAAAGTTATTTTAGCGGTAATTCAGACCAGTCAAAGGTGAAACAGGCTTCGAGTCAAGTCGCGTTAACAGAAAGTGTTGAGCCTGTTCAAGTTACAGAGTCTAATTCTGTAATGGATCGTTATGTTCGCGCAATCTCTAGAACTCTACCAAACTAATTTTTTAGGAGAATTAAATGTATCTTTCAGAAGCAATTCAAAATAAGTGGGCGCCAGTCCTAGATCACCCAGATCTAGGTGCTATCACCGACCCATACAAGCGTTCAGTAACTGCAGTTGTGCTCGAGAACCAAGAGCGTGCACTTCGTGAAGAAGCTGGCATGCTAAACGAAGCACCAACAGTAGTAACTGGTTTTACTGGTCAATCAAATACACCAACTGCTGGTTTTGATCCAATCCTCATCAGCTTGGTTCGTCGTTCGCTACCTAACCTAATGGCATATGACATCTGCGGCGTTCAGCCAATGACTGGTCCTACTGGACTAATCTTTGCAATGCGCAGCCAGTATGCAACTCCAACTGGTTCCGTAACCAATGGCGGTCAGGAAGCTCTATACAATGAAGCTAACACTGCGTTCTCTGGCGATAAGACAAACAGCACCAATGCTAATACTGCAATGGGTGTTGGTGTTGCTGCTGGTAATAGCAACCCTGGTTTGATCAGCTTTAGCTTGGCTAACGTTGCAAATGCAATGATGACAGCTACTGGTGAAGTTCTTGACAGTACTGCTGCTGGTGGTATGGCTGCAATGGGCTTCTCAATTGAGAAGGTAACTGTAACAGCTAAGACACGTGCTCTACAAGCATCGTACACTCTTGAACTAGCGCAAGATCTTAAGGCTGTTCACGGTCTAGATGCTGAAACAGAACTAGCGAATATTCTTTCAACAGAAATTCTTGCTGAAATTAATCGCGAAGTTGTTCGTTCAATCTATGCTATTTCGGTAATTGGTGCTAATACTTCTGCTACACCAGGTCTATTCAACCTTGGTCAAACTGCTGGTACTGGTGTTCCAGCTGGCGGCGACACCGATGGTCGTTGGGCTGTTGAAAAGTATAAGGGTCTAATGTTCCAAATCGAGCGCGAAGCTAACCGCATCGCTAAAGACACTCGTCGTGGTAAGGGTAATATCCTCGTCTGTTCAACAGATGTGGCTTCTGCTCTTGCAATGACTGGTCTTCTCGACTATCAGGGTGCTCTAACAAATAACACTAACTTAACCGTTGACGACACTGGCAATACTTTTGCTGGTACTCTATTCGGTCGCGTTAAGGTTTATGTTGATCCGTACTCAGTCTCTGGTACAGACTACTGCGTAGTTGGATATAAGGGTAGCGTCGCTTATGACGCTGGCTTGTTCTACTGCCCATACGTTCCTCTACAGATGGTTCGTGCAATTGATCCTGCAACGTTCCAGCCTAAGATTGGTTTCAAGACCCGCTACGGTCTAGTAATGAACCCATTCTCTAGAGGTGCATTAGGACATGACGGTGCTCTAGTTGCTAACAGCAACGTATACTACCGCAAGTTTGCAGTAACAAACCTACGTTAATAGCGTAAACTAAAAACAATAACGAAAGTTAGAAGTTTAAGGGAGGCAGAAATGCCTCCCTTTTTTTATTGCCTAAATAGTATACAAGGTTTTGGAAACTAAACATGCAACCATTAAATCAAAGTTTAGCGCAAAGCACTAAATTTACATTAATATTCTCTAGACTGCCGTATGTTACATTCTTCTGTAGTGCGGTTAATCTTCCTGGCGTTTCAGCTGGAAGCACTCAACAGAGTACTCCATTCTCAGACCTCGCAGTTCCTGGAGATAAGATTGAATATGAGCCGCTAGACATTTCATTCTTAGTGGATGAAGACTATCGTTCTTGGTTTACAGTTCATGATTGGATTCGCGGTATAACCTTTCCAACCTCGTTTGAAGAATATAAGAACCTAAAGTTACAGCAACCAACAAGTCCACAATCAATACTTGCTCAAAATGCTGAGAAACCTCAATACAGCGATGCTGTACTAACTTTATACACGAATAAAAATAATCCAAACATTCGAGTTAAGTTTAGAGATTGTTTCCCAATAAGTCTTTCGTCTATTCGTTATTCAACTCAGGATAACGCTGACACAATTATTACTGGAGATGCGACATTTAAATTTGCCTATTATGATGTGGAAAGGGTATAATATACATTATTTGTTTTTTATTGAGCAATATTATGAAAGCGATGCAAATTAACGAAATTCTCCAGATGTGGGAGAAAGATTCTGTGGTCGATCGAACTGATCCTAGCGCAGAAATTATTCGAATTCCAGTCTTACATTCCAAGTACGTTACCCAACTTACTGCCCATTCTCTTGCTGTAAAATCTTGCGGCATTGAGTTTTCTAAGATGAAGAAAATTAAATGGGAATATTACACTGGCAAGTTAAACGGTGACGATGAGATGCTTAAGAAGTACAACCTAGAACCATTTAGGTTTACTCTGAAAGGCGATGTTTCGACTTATCTCGAGTCAGACGAAGATCTTGCGAAAATTATCGCAAAGAGAGCTCTACACGAACAAGCTGTAGAAGTATGTAATTTAATTATAAAAGAACTCAACAACCGCACTTGGCAGATTAAAGAGTTTATGGGATGGGAGAGATTCATAAGTGGACAACATTGATATTGTAGTTAACAAAGTAAATGAAGTATTTGTTCAACTAGTATGTGAGGATTCAGTCAAAGCAGAACTAAGTGATTACTTCTCATTCTTTGCACCCAACTATCAATTCAGTCCGTTGTACAAAAAGAAAATTTGGAACGGGAAGATATATCTTTTCAGTAAAAAGACCGCATACCTTTATGGTGGTCTGATTCGGTATCTCAAAGAATTTGCTAAAGAAAGAAATTTAAAAGTTGCTGTTGATTCTGCGGCTCAATCATTTGATGAGTTCACTCTTGAAGAAGCAACTGAATTCGCTAAGTCTTTAAATTTATATTCACGAAATAAACCAATTGAGCCTCACGATTACCAGCTTACTGGTCTAATCAAAGCAATCAAGTATAAAAAAATATTACTTCTCTCACCAACTGCTTCTGGTAAGTCGCTTATCATTTATATGATTATGCGATACTTGCTGAAAAATAAATGTAAGAGAGGATTGCTTATTGTCCCAACTATCTCTCTAGTCGAACAAATGCATGGCGACTTTAAAGATTATTCTTCAGTCAATAAATGGGATGTAGAAAAATATTGCCACAAAATTTATCAAGGACAAGATAAGTTTGCTAATGTTCCTTTAACTCTTTCTACATGGCAATCAATTCATGAGTTGCCTAAAAAATTCTTTGAGCAATTCGACTTTGTAATTGGTGATGAAGCTCACAGTTTCAAAGCAAAGTCGCTTTCGTCTATCATGACGAAATCTGTCAATGCTAAGTATAGACTAGGAACTACTGGTACTATAGATGACTCAGAAGTCCACAAGCTTGTTCTTGAAGGTCACTTTGGTCCAGCCTCTAGACTTGTAACTACCAAAGAACTTATTGATAAGAAACATCTATCTGACTTTGAAATTAAATGTCTTGTATTGAAGTATCCTGAACAACTATGTAAAATGGTTAAGGAAATGGACTTCCAACAAGAGATGGACTTTATTGTAACTAATGAATCACGAAATAGGTTCATTACTAATCTTGCATTGGATCAAAAAGGCAACAGCCTAATTTTATTCCAGTATGTTGAGAAGCATGGTAAAATTCTCCACAACATGATTGTTGAGAAGAATGAAAATCCTAATAGAAAGATCTTTTTTGTTTGTGGTCAAACTGAAGCAGAAGATCGTGAGAACGTTAGACATATTACTGAGAAAGAAAATGATGCTATCATTGTTGCTTCCTATGGTGTGTTCTCGACAGGCGTAAATATTCGTCGCCTACATAATATAGTATTCGCCTCTCCAAGTAAATCTAAAATTAGAAATTTACAGTCGATCGGTAGAGGTCTTCGCTTAGGGGAAGATAAAGACAAAGCAACGCTTTACGATATTTCTGATGACCTTCGAATTGGAAATTACACAAACTATACTATGAATCATTACGCTGAACGTGTAAAAATATATCATGCGGAGAAATTTAAAATCTCAACTTATAAGGTAGAAATAAAAAATGTCTGACACAGTAACAAAAGATGATAAGATTAAGTTTTTTCGACTCCACAATGGAGAAGATCTTATTTCTGTAGTTAAAGGTTCTACCAAAACTACGTTCACTCTAGAAAACCCAATGCGTGTTATTGTTGATGCCGACTTAGATGCAGGCAAACAGACAATCTATATGCATAATTGGATGCCGCAGGGCATCGCTAAAGATAATGGATGCAACCTTAACATAAAGGATATTATATTTACTGCGGAAGTTGAGGAAGATATTATGGACTACTATAGAGGTGTAGTCTTTGAAATGATAGAAGATCGAGGAACGTATAAGAGAACTGATAAAAAAGAAAAGGTTCTCTCTAATGAAAATTCTAAGGTAATTACTTTCCCTGGAACTAAAAATAGTATAGAATAATATTTAAATAGAGTTATTCATAAAGCCCGACACAGTCTATTGTACCCACTTATCACCATCAGGTCAAATAATTTATGGCAAAGAATCATTATGTAAACAACGCAGACTTTTTGAAAGCACTAATTCAATACAAAAAGGACTGCAGGAAAGCGAAACGCGAAGGCACAACCAAACCAAAGATCCCAGACTATGTGGGTAAGTGCCTGATGCTAATCGCTGAAAATCTATCACACAAGCCCAATTTCATATCATACTCCTTTAGAGATGAAATGATTGCAGATGGCATTGAAAACTGTGTGATGTACTTTGATAACTTCGACCCAAAGAAATCCAAGAATCCATTCGCATATTTCACTCAAATTATCTACTTTGCTTTCATTCGCAGAATCCATAAAGAAAAGAAACAGCTCTATGTAAAGTATAAGTCTACTGAACAGATCGGTGTATTGGATGAGTATGAGCAGTTTGAACTTGAAGAAAACGGTGGGTCAAGTAAGCAATTTGAAATGTATGATAACATCTCTGAATTCATCCATAACTATGAGCAAACCAAATTGAATAAGAAGAAAAAGGTCAAGAAGTCTCTTGAATTATTAATAGATGAAGATGAGGTAGTGCTTGATGTTGCGCTCGACGCTCAAGTATAAAAAGATTTTGCCTATCAATGAAGAATAGGGTAGAATAAGAGTTCTCACCTAAGAGTACTTGTATGAAATTAGCACTTATAACTGACACGCACTTTGGTGCTCGTGGAGACAACCCAGCGTTTAATGAATTCTTTTTCAAGTTTTGGGAGAACACTTTCTTCCCCTACTTGCAAGAGAATAACATTACAACTGTGGTACACCTTGGCGATATCGTAGACCGTCGTCGTTTCATCAATTTCACCACATTACACAATCTCCGTAAGCGGTTTGTCTCTAGACTAAAAGAGATGAATATCGACTTCCATGTGATTGTAGGCAACCATGACGTTCCTTATCGTAACACCAATGAAGTGAATGCGATGGAAGAGTTATTTTCATTACAAGACAACTTGAAGATTTATTCAGCACCTAAAACTGTAACGTTTGATGGTACTGATATATCTCTTATTCCTTGGATCAATCATACCAATATGAATGATACCTTAGAATACATAAAACAGTCATCAGCTCAAATTTGTTTTGGGCACTTTGAAATTTCTGGGTTTGAAATGGATCGAGGCAACGTATGTCATGAAGGTCTCTCGCGAGAGATGTTCGACAAGTTTGACATAGTCTACTCAGGTCACTTTCATCATAAGTCTACTGATGGTCATGTTACATATTTGGGTAACACTTATGAAATGACTTGGGCAGACTACAACGATAAGCGTGGGTTCCATATATTTGACACCACAACCCGTGAACTTGATTTCATCGAAAATCCTTATCGTATGTTCCATAAGGTTCTCTATGATGAAAAGCAAGAGACGCTAGAAACAGTTGCTAATAAGAACTATGAGCAATACAAAAATGCTATCGTAAAAGTGATTGTTGTGAGCAAGTCAAATCCTGTATTGTATGATATGTTCTTGGACAACTTGTATAAGGTTACTCCTCTTGACCTTACAATCGTAGAAGATTTCACCGACTACTCAGAAATTTCTGATGACGATATTGTTGACCAATCTGACGATACTGTAACGTTGCTAGACAAGTATATTGACGGTATAGAAATTGATTTGGATAAGACTAAATTGAAAAATCAAATTCGTGAAATATATCTAGAAGCGCAAAATTTGGAAACAAAATGATTCAATTTAAAGTTTTAAGATTTAAAAACTTTCTTTCGACTGGCAATATATTTACGGAGATTAAACTCGATAAGTCTCCTAATACATTGATCATTGGTATGAATGGTGCAGGTAAGTCTACAATGCTGGACGCTCTCACCTTTGTGTTGTTCGGCAAGCCATTTAGAAATATCAATAAGCCAACTCTTGTAAATTCAATCAATGCTAAGGACTGCGTTGCTGAAGTAGAGTTCAGAACTCTCAATAGAAATTATAAAATTGTGAGAGGAATTAAGCCGAACATATTTGAAATTTATGCTGATGATGTATTGATTAATCAAGAAGCTGCCAGTAAAGACTACCAAGAAGTTCTTGAAGACCAAATCTTAAAGTTCAACTATAAAGCATTTACTCAAATTGTTATTCTCGGTAGTGCTTCCTTCACTCCATTCATGCAGCTTTCTGCTTCTGATCGCAGAACTATCATTGAGGATCTACTGGATATCAATATCTTCTCTGCAATGAACGTTGTGGTGAAAGAAAAATCTAATGCAATTAAGCAGAGAGCCACAGAGCTTAAGCAGGAACTTGAATCTACTCTTCAGAAGATTGAGTTACAAAAGAAGTTTATTGCTGATGCAAAAAAGAATAATGATGAACAAGTTCTAAAAAAAGAAACTGAATATGCTGAACAAGAAGTCCAAGTAACTAAGTTACAATCTGACGTTACGTTGGTTCAGCGTCATATTGATATCCTAATGAAGAAAGTTGAAGACGAATCTAAGGTTAAAGATAAGCAAAAGAAACTAAGTCAGCTTGAAGCCAAAATTGAAAACAATATTGGCAAGTTCAAGAAGGATATCGAGTTCTACACCAAGAATAGCACTTGCCCTTCTTGTGACCAAACTATCAATAACAAAGACGAAAAGGTTCACCAATGCAATTCTAAGATTGATGAATTGAATGATGGATTGGAAAAGCTCACTGATGAATACAATAAGGTTAGTGAACGGCTTACTGAAATTACTGCGATAAACAAGAAAATTATTAAGCATGGTAATGCTGTATCTGAGACTAATGCGAGCGTAACCCAGATACAGAAGTACATGAAGAAGCTTTTAGCTGAAATTAAAGAGCTAAAAGAAAAGAAAGTTCTAAGTGATGATATGATGACCGTGTCAAAGGAACTGGTCGATAAACTAGAACAACTCAATAGTGAGAAAATTAAGCTTTCTGAAACTAAGACGTACATAGATATATCAGCTACCCTATTGAAAGATACTGGCATTAAGGCTAGGATTATTAAACAGTATCTTCCTATCATCAATAAGCTGGTCAATAAATATTTGGCTTCTATGGACTTCTTTGTTAACTTTGAAATTAATGAAGAGTTTAAAGAAACGATTAAATCAAGATTTAGAGATGAATTCAGTTATCAAAATTTTTCTGAAGGTGAAAAGATGAGAATTGACTTGGCTCTACTATTTACTTGGCGAGCTATTGCTAAGATGAAAAATAGTATGAACACTAACTTGTTAATTCTTGATGAAGTATTCGACAGCTCGCTAGATAACAGTGGCACTGAAGAGTTTATGAAACTGATTAATACATTGAATGAAACTAATGTCTTTGTTATTAGCCATAAGGGTGATATTTTAGTCGATAAGTTTCGTAGCGTAATTAAATTTGATAAGATTAAGAATTTTTCGAGGATCGTATAATGGGCACAAAGAAACTTAAATTTATTGATGGTAATATGGTTGAATATGAGATCTACGATCTTGTAGACAAATATGATTCAATATTATATAAACCGACAGAAAAGTTCAATTTCACAAATCCTCAAATTAGACCACATTATTTGGCGATGTCATTAGTTGAGACGATGGTTAAATATGACGGCGTTGGATTATCTGCAAATCAGGTTGGATTGCCATATCAAGTCTGTGTTATAAATATGGGTAAGACCGCATATGTGTTATTTAACCCAGTAATTACAAACAGTTTAGGTATTTCTAATTTGAAAGAGGGATGCCTCTCATTTCCCGGGCTGTTTTTGAAAATTCCCAGAGCAGAAGCTGTTACTGTAGAATCTTATGATTTTTTAGGAAACAAAGTTATTCAATCTTTTGATGGAATGGCAGCAGTTTGCATTCAACATGAAATTGATCATTTGAATGGAATTTGTTACACTAAGAAAGTTTCATCTTTAACACTAGAAAGAGAAAAGAAAAAAATTAAGAAAAACCTTAAGATTATGAAAAAAACAGCTGAAAAAGAACCCTCTGTAAGTTATTGATTTTATTCAGGTTTTTAGGGGTTGCTTTTACGACGAATTTATAGTACAATGGTCGTATAAAGTTGGTAAAGGAACCCAGATGGAAAATCTATTCGACCGTAAGTCTACCCTAGCGAAACTGCTCGCTCAGGAAAATTTGACCGTGGAACACCGTAATGTTCCCACTGCGTATTTCGATCTCGAGTCTCGCACGATCGTTCTCCCAAATTATAGGGAAATGGATTCTGAAACTTATGACCTTATGACGGGTCATGAAGTTGGTCACGCATTTTACACTCCAGCCGATGGTTGGCATAGTGCCGTAGAGAATAATAAGTCTCTTAAGTCTTATCTCAATGTAATTGAAGATGCTCGCATCGAACGTAAGATCAAGGAAAAGTATCCTGGTCTGCGTCGTTCGTTTGGTCTCGCTTACAAGAAACTGCACGACCAGGATTTCTTTGGTCTGGCTGGCATCAATGTAAAGAGTTTAAATCTTATCGATCGCATCAATATCTTCTATAAGTTGGGTGCACACGTTCGTGTCGGTTTCACCCCAGAAGAATTAACTTATATTGACCGCATCAACGTCGCCCAAACCTGGGAAGACGTTCGGCAGATTGCAACTGAATTGCATGCTCGCGCTAAAGAAGAAAGAAAAAAACAGCGAGAAGAAAAGAAGAACAATCCAGAATCGCCGGAGCAAGACGATGAGCTGGAAGATTTTCTCAATGAAGATTCTAACGGTTATGAGTACGAAGATTCTGATGGGGATGAAGAGTCCAATTTTGGTGACTCTGATGATTTTGAAGACTCTGACGATTCTGAAGAAGAAGAAGAATCTTCTGGTGAAGATTCTGACGAAGATGATCTTTCTGAAGATTCTGATGAAACTGATGACGAAGAAGAATCTGAGGGTGAAACTCTGGGTGACGGAAGCGAAGACTCAGAGCTTGACGAAATTTCTGATGAAGATGTTGAGTCTCTCACCGATAGAGCATTTCGTCAAAATGAGCAAAATTTAATCGATGGCTCTTTGCACAGCAAGACGGTTTTTGTTCCCAAATTCAATTCTAATACTGTTGTTCCGTATAAGATTGTACACGGAGCAATCAAAGCGCATTTGTCTAAATTCCTAGAAAAGAGTGTAGTCTCTTCTGCGGGTTATCAATATGATGGTATTGAACATGATGTCGCTAAGTTAATCCAAAGCAATCGAATTGATGCATATCGCGACTTTGTCCATCGCAGCACTCCTATGGTTAATTACATGGTCAAAGAATTTGAGATGCGCAAGAATGCTGCTCATCTTTCCCGAGCGAAAGTTTCTAAGTCTGGTGAAGTTGACGTGGGTAAGCTCGCTCGTTATTCTCTGGGTGCTGATATTTTCAAACGAGTAACAACTGTCAAACAGGGCAAGAATCACGGTCTTGTGCTTTTTGTTGACTTGTCTGGCTCAATGCAGGACATTCTACTGAAAACGTTTGAGCAGACAATTGCTCTTACGATGTTCTGTAAGAAAGTCAATATTCCTTTTGAAGTGTATGGATTCAGTAATAATCCTCTTGCTCCTGAAGCATATAAAAATATGATTTATGGTTTGCGTAAAAATACGCCAGCCAAAGATTATTTGGCTTTTAATGATGCATCTTTCCACCTCAAACATTATCTGAGCAGCAATATGCCTCAGAATGAATATCGTGAAGCTTGCATGAATATGATTTATGTTGGCAAATCTAACACCACGGTCAGTTATTTCCTGCGCGAACATTGCATTCCTGATTCTGAAATTCTGCACGGAACTCCGCTCGACGAAGCTGTTGCTTCTTCTATTGAAATCGTGAATGAGTTCAAAACTTCTAATCGTCTAGACATTGTAAATTGCATTTTCTTGACAGATGGTGAGGGTGGTGTAACTGATCAATATTACATCAATGAATTTGGTAAAACTGATCATGCTGGAATTTATCGTGGTAGCAAAAGCTCTTTCTACATCCAGTATCCTGGAACGAATATTCGCGTTCGATACGAAGATAAGTGTAAGTCGACCAGAAATCACGATGACAGATTTATGTCTACTCGTGCTTTGATTGAAGTTGCCAAAAAGGTTACTGGCGCAAAGTATACAGGTTATTACATTTGCAGTAAGACTAGTATTACGCATCTTGTGTACCCTTATGAATATACGGATCCTCGTACGAGATACTCTAATAGCACTAAAGAGTATGAGATGTACAAAGAACAGATGAAGACTTTGCGCAATAAACTCAATGAAGGTGGTTTCTTGTCTTCCAACAAATTTGGATTTGATGAATACTTTTTTGTTGTAAACGATAATCTTGATATCAAAGATGAAAAGATTGTTGTTCCTGACAGCGCAACCAAGAGCAAGTTGACGAGAGCGTTTATTGCTTCTGTCAAGAATCGCAATATTCAACGTATGTTCTTGAATCGGTTCATGCAGAATATAGCTGCATAACCTATTGATTCTATTGGGGTTTTTAAGGCTTGCCTTTTTAGCCCTAATAGAGTACAATACTCTTATAGATTGAAATATTATGTTACTTAATGTGAGGGTGGAATAATTTATGCCGAAACTTTCTTATAACGCTGAACAGCAAAATCAGTTCTTGACTGAAATCTCTAGCCACTATGGTACTGAAATTTTGGACAATAACCAGATTCGATCTTATGTCGAAAAGACTGGTGTTGCTTTCCCATACTTCATCTATCGCGACGCCAACCGAAAGGTTGCTCGTGGTAAGTATAGTGTTGCCATGTCTGTGGTTGCTGCTTTCAAGCCGCTCCCTCCGTTCCCTGCTAAGAAGTACACCAAGGCAGCAGAGACACCTGCTCCTGTCGTAGTCGAGCAGCCGCGAACGGTTATTTCGGGTGGTCCGACTTCTATGCAGGCAGATATTTCCTGTACGGTTCCTGACCGCGATCCGACTTATGTGCCATTCGGCAACTATACTGATATCGAAAAGATTATCTCTTCTAAGATTTTCTTCCCAGTCTATGTTACTGGCTTGTCTGGCAACGGCAAGACTATGTCGATCGTTCAGGCATGCGCAAAACTGAAACGACAGATTTTGCGTATCAACGTCACTGAAGAAACTGACGAACTCGATCTTCTTGGTGGTACTGAATTGGTGAATGGTAATACTGTTTACCGCGAAGGTGCTGTTATTCTCGCGATGCGTACTGGTTCAGTACTTCTTATCGACGAAGGTGACTTGAATAACACCAAGATTCTTTGCTTGATGCCTATTCTTGAGGGTAAGGCATATCTTAATAAGAAGACTGGTGAAGTGGTTCATCCTGCTGAAGGCTTCAACATCTTTATCACTGGTAATACCAAGGGTAAGGGTAGCGACGATGGTCGTTTCGTCGGCACTAAGGTGATGAACGAAGCATTCCTTGAGCGTTTCTCGATTACCATGGAACAGGAATATCCTTCTGCTGCAATCGAAAAGAAGATTGTCATGAAGAATATGGAACAGCTTGGTTGTGCTGATGATGGGTTCGCCACTCACCTTTGCACTTGGGCTGAAATTATTCGTAAGGCTTTCGATGACGGTTCGATTAATGAACTAATCTCGACTCGTCGTCTTGTTCATATCGTTAAGACGTTCGCGATCTTTAACGATCGTAAGAAGGCGATCGAGTTGTGCTTGAATCGTTTCGACCGTGATACCAAGCATTCTTTCCTGGACTTCTATCAGGCGATCGATGCTTCTATCAATCCTGAAGTTCCTGATGCCACTCTAACCCCTGAGGTTGTAACGGTCGAGGATCCTATTACTGTCCTGTAATAGAAAATATTTTTAAAAAACATTTGCTATTATGCCCCAACTGAGGTATAATATAATGTATCTACTGAGTAAGCCGCACCCCAGTAGGATTGAATTGCGCGGTGTTTATAGTTGAGGATTTTAATATGTCTGCTGTTCTTTCTATGTACCGTTATCTTGCTAACGGAAATCAGGTGACTTCGCGTCAGGCTCGTACTCTTTTCAAGGTCGAGAACGTCGCTGATCTAGTCTACCGTCTCCGCAATCAGGGTGTTGCTGTTTACACCAATCGTGTAACCAATAGCCGTGGTGAGAAGACTTATGCCTATCGTCTCGGTCAGCCGAGCGAGGCTTTTATGAAGAGCATCGAGTCGCGTCATATTGCTCGCGCCCGTAAGACTCTTTATCGTAATGCTATTGCCGTCTAACGGTAAATACTTACGAAATAAGTCGTAAATGTGGGGGGCTTTTTGCCCCCCACATCGTTTTTGGGTTTGATTTCTGCATAAGTAATAGGTATAATATAGTTACTTTGAGAGTCGGAGAACGTAATGGTTAATGTAATTTTCGCTAGAACTAAAATTGATTGTGAACATCTACTTGGACAATTTGTAGATGAAACTAATTATGATACAGTAATTGAAGAAGATACTGATTGCTACTATGCGGAAGATTCTTCTCCATTCGCGAAAGATTCTAAGAATGCAAAAGATGAAAATCGAATTGCTTTCATGTTCCGAAAGAATTTCTTTAGTAAAGAAGAACAAGAACAAGCATATATTGGTTTGCGTGAAGCTGCAACCCCATCGCAAAATCGTGGGTTAGCTTCTGGACCAAGAGGCGAAAAATGCGCCCAACGAGAGTGGGTTACAGATTATCAGATTCAAACTTTAGAACTTCTAGCAGATCTACAAGAAACTGTAATTCAAGT